GAACGACACGAGGTCGTTCGCAAATGCGTACTCGTCCGAACGGTCGAAGCGGATCGGGCCAGCCATACGCACGTAGTACGAAGGCAGGTGACCGAACAGCACCGACTTGGCTGACGTTGCTGGAGCAGCAAGGTCTGGGTTTTCGTGGATTGGGTAGCCGAGCAACTGGTCTGGCTGACCGGCTTGCAGTGATGGCTGGAAGAGGTACTGCCCGTAGGTGTCCTTCAACTTGCGTGTCGCTGCGAGTGCGGTTGCGCTCATCATCCAGCCTGTTCCGGGCATACGGCGGTAAGCCGAGTTCACGGAGTAGGAGAGGTCGATGAGGTTGTCACCAGTGAACGCACCGGAAACTCCGGTTCCACCCGTGATACCTGAACCGGCTGCGACTGCGATGCCGTTCGGCATGGTGCTGTCTGTTCCGGTGGTGAGGGCTGTGTTCACAGCAACACCGATGCTGATGCCTGCTTCACGAGCGAGGAAGCCGAGCAGATCAACGCCCGAGTCCTCGATCATTTCACGGCTGACCTGAACGAGGAAGCCGTACTTGTAGGCGTTCAACGTGATGAACGACTGGAACGTTGGGTCGGACTCGCCAATGGCTGAACCTTCAGCGAACACCGAGGAGCCTGAGTAGGCGTTGGTGCGCGGAATCTGGAGGGCTTCGCCACCTGCGGTGCGGAGCATGGTGCTGGTTTCCAACATCGGGCCAACAACGACCATGTGTTCAACGATCTGATCGTAGAACGAGGTCGGGACTGGTGCGCCGGTGCTGGTCTTGACGACATCGCGCTTCTCAAAGGATGCGGTGCGGATTTCACCGCGAGCAAGGCTGCGGATGATTTCTGCGTCGTTTGCAACGGTGAGACCGTTCTGAACAGGACGAACCTGATCAGCGATTCCACGAGTTGCTTCTGCGAGACGCGCTTCGCGCTCCTCGTCAGCCTTGAGTGATGCGATGACTTCTGAACGCTTGTTCAGATCGTCGTTGATGCGAGCATACTTTTGCTCTTCTTCTGCGGTGAGGTCACGGCTCTCTGCAGCAGCAACATCAAGAAGGGCTTTCGCCTCTTCCCATGCGCGGTTGCGGAGTTCCACCTGACGGTCAATGTATGACATTTGGTTTCTCCTGAATAGAGGGTTTGTTGGGATGCGCAGGATCGTTGGTCGATCACGGCTCCGCGAAACGCCCGGTTCAGGAGTCGGCTCCGACTGCCTGTGGTGGCGAAGTCTAGAACTGTTTTAGGAGAAGTTCAAGATGCTTCTGTTTGAGCGCAAGGCTGTTTGTCTTGTCGCTCATCACTGGTGCGACACGCAACTTGCTGATCGTTTCTGACAGCATGGATGCGTAGTCGTCGTTCAGTTCTTTGCCGTTCTCCAGAAGGGTGAGTGCTTCTGCCAGTTTGTTTGCGTCCATGCCGGTTGCTTCTGCGAGTGCGTCAATGGATCGCAGGCTGGCTGAGGTTGCCTTGTATGCCGGGAACCCTGTGACCACTGAGACTTCGTGCAGGCGCACTTCGCGGAGTTCGCGTCGTGTGCCTTCGTCGTTCCATGTGTCTCCACCTCGGGGAACGGAGAAGCCGAACGACATGGAGTCCACATCGCCACGCTTGATGAGTTCGGACAAGTCCCGTGCGTAGGTGGTGTTCGGCAGGTCTGCGTCAGCCAGCAACCCTTTCCCATCCACTGTCAGACGCAGCGTCTTGGCACGGGTGGAAGCGAGAACCAGTGTGGAGTCGTGGTTCAGGTACATCTTCACGTTGTTGCGCGACTTCAACGTGCGGTCAAACGCACCGGGAGCGATGCGCTCAATGAACGGCAACGGCTCAGAGTCGGAGTTGAACACGGCTGCATAGCCTCGGAAGGTCATGCCACCGTTGTCTGCTTCACGGCACTCAAAGTCTTGAATGACTACGCGACGGGTTTCCACCTCGGCTTTGTCGTCCACTTGTTCCTTCTTTCGTATCTGCACCTGAACATTCTTGTTCCGGTACAACGGTACAGGAGTTTCTTCGCGCACAAGTTCGTTCGGAATAATCCAGAACTTGCAGATGCCGGCAGGGTCAATGTCGCCATCAACGATCTCGCAGGCGCGTGGCCCTTCGTAGAACGCGCAGTTGGAACACACCAACCCATCACTGGCGAACGGTGACTCTGCGACATAGTGCGCACCTTCGCTGCCCATGCCCTGATCGAACTTGCCGAACGTCTCAGCGATGTCCTCCAGTTCGTCATACAGGTACTTCTGTCGGGGTGTCCACCCGTACATTCCTTCTTCCAACCCTCGGGTGTCTGACTGTTCTTCATTGAGTCGTCTCACAACATCCTCCGCATACCGTTGCGCTCGTAGCGCAGCCGACCTTGTTGAACCGGAACCCCACAGCAGGTGCGCGACCAAACCGGGTGTGATTTCCCCTTCCTCATCCACCGCTTGCAGGTCGGTGAGATGACGAGCAATCCACGGCCCGATCCTGCGCCACTTGTCCTCGGACACTTTACCTTGCGCCATCAACCTTGCCTCACGCACTGTTGCTGGTTGCAAACCGTCACCGGCTTCACCTTCTGCGTAAAGGCGCAGACCGCGCTTCGCTGCTGCCACCATGTAGTCAGGTGGGGTCAAATCAACCTGACGGGTAATCAACGCACGATCCTCCAGATCGTCAATCTTGGTGAGGGTGGAGAACTTGTGACCTACGAATACCTCGGTTGGTTCCCAACCTTCTGCACCTTGACGGTAGATGCGGATGAGGGCTGCTGGGTCGTCCTCTGTTGCGTTGATTGACAGATCAGTGTCGGGGATGCCGAGGGTGCCTTCACGCATAATGTATTCGATGCGTCCTCTAGCGCGACCACCGGACGAGTTCCATGACACGAAGTCGCCTTCTTCCAGTTCGTCTGGCATGGCTCGTTCACCACCGGGTTCCATGCCTTCGCTGATCGACACAGCAACCATCTGGTCGATTGCGTCTTGTTTCGTGGTGTGGCAACCAATCACTTCGCCATCTTCTTTGATTGCTGCCCAACCTGAGCAACCTTCAGCCTTGTCGGTGATGTAGTACGGCATCAGAGAACCTCCCTCAACCAGCAAATGTTGTGACCATTCTTCACCGACACCGCATACACAGCGTCAAGTGGATTCACGACAAGTTGCACTGCTGTTGATTTGTCCAACCTGTACCCGTTGTTGATTGTGACATCAGCACCGCCGATGTAGCACTCTGTCGTCTGATCCATGTTCTGCAACAGAATGCGGAACGGCATCTGGCTGATTCCGTCAATCATGGTGGGTGTCAAACCGATTGAAGTTTGTCCGGTTGCGATTGGCATCAGCCGACCTCGTAGGCAGACAATGGGTCTGTCGGATCGAGTGTTGCGAGTGGTTGCAACTGTGTGGATGGAACGCCTGTGTGTGCGATTGCTGGCAGACCGAGAGCAGACATGACCGCAGCAGGATTAAAACCTGACAGGATGAGGCGTTGCGCCATTGTGGTTTTCTTTTCCAACTCGGTGAGGTTCGCTGCTGACAGATCAACGTTGGCGAGTGGGACACGGTACACATCTCCACCGTCCACAGGGGTCATGTCCTCTAGGCGGTGAATGTCGTTGATTGACAACCAGCCAGCCTGCAACCCTGACGAGTAGACCGCTGCACGGGTTTGACTGTCGCCCCTCAACAACCCGTCCACGTTGAACTTCAAGAACACACCCTCAGGAAGCAGTTTGTTGTACGCATCTTCAATCTTCACGATGTACGGACGCAACGTGTGGGTGACGAAGTGGATTGCGTTGGCTTCCACCGACGCATACGACATCGACCCCGGCGTGGTGACCGACAGCAGTGATGGGGGGCAACGGAAGATTCGTGCGATTTCCTCAATGGCAAGTCGGCGTGATTCCAGCATTTGTGCTTCATTCGGATCAACACCTGTTTTCACAAACTTGGCACCGGCTGACAGGATGCCGGGGCGGTGCGCCCTGCGCAGTCCTCGGTGCGCTTGCTCAAATCCGTCCACCAGATTCTTCGCCTGCTCCTGCGTCAGGTTGCCGGGGAACTCAATGATGCCTGAGGTGGTTGATCCTTGACCGAAGAAACGGGCTGCGAAATCTTCCAACGCTTTTGCCAACCCGAGGTT